AACGAGCCGAACAGCCAACGCATTTGGGTAACGGCGTTGCTTGACGGCCTGTCCGTTGACCCTCTTGACTTTGCCAGCGCCGAAGGTTCGCCGGACGGCTTGGTGTCAATCATTATCGACCACCGCGAGGCGTGGCTGTTTGGCACAAACTCGGTCGAGGTTTGGTACAACTCCGGCAACCCCGACTTCCCGTTGGAGCGCATCCAAGGCGCCTATAACGAAATCGGCTGCATCGCGCCGTACTCGGTTGCCAAACTCGACAACAGCGTGTTCTGGCTGGGTGCCGACGCGCGCGGTCAGGGTGTCGTCTATCGCGCTCAAGGCTACCAAGGCGTGCGCGTCTCGACCCATGCGGTCGAGTTCGCCATCCAAGGCTACGCCGACATGTCCGATGCGCTGGCATACACGTACCAGCAGGACGGCCATGCGTTCTACGTCCTTATCTTCCCTAGCGCGGAGACGACGTGGGTGTACGATGCCGCGACGGGCGCGTGGCATGAGCGTGCGGGGTTTGCCAAAGGCAAGTTCAGGCGGCATCGCTCCAACTGCCATGCCCGCTTCAAGGGTCAGCCGGTTGTCGGCGACTTCCAGAACGGCAATCTCTACCAGTTTGATCTGCGGTACTTCCGCGACGACGAACAGGAGCAGCGTTGGATGCGCCGCTGGCGCGCCCTGCCGACCGGCGCCAATAACTTGACGCGCACCATCCACCATCAGTTGCAGCTAGACTGCCAGACTGGTGTGGGCGGTCTGTACGACGATCCGTCATTCTTGGCGCAGCAAGCACCAGGGTTGGTGTTGCAGCAAAACAACGGCGGCATTATCGTCGAAGGCGAGCCCAACAACAGCGTGCCGCATCCGCAGGTCATGCTGCGCTGGTCGGACGACGGCGGGCATACGTGGAGCCATGAGCGATGGGAGTCGCTCGGGCCCATCGGCGCCACTCAAACGCGCGTCATCTGGCGTCGCTTGGGCGCAACGCTGAAGTCCCGTGACCGAGTGTACGAGCTGACAGCTGCCGATCCTATGGTGACGGCTATTATGGGCGCTGAACTGCGGCTCTCGCCGACGGCGGCTTAATGAGCAATACGACCAATATCCCGGCGCCTCGCGTTCCGTTCATTGACGAGCGGACGGGCCTTATTTCGCGTGAGTGGTTCCGCTTTCTCAACAACCAATTCACGCTGACAGGCTCAGGCACGACCGCCGTTTCGCTTGCCGATCTGGAACTGACAACGACGGACGGCGTAGTTGACGCCGAGTTGGCTCGATTTCAGTCTGAAATTAAGGCGTTGCAGTTGGCACCCAAAGCGCCCGAACCAAACCCAATTAATTACGGGTCGTTTTACTCAACCCAGACTCAAGCGGCAGCGGTCATCAATACGGCTAAAGCGATCACGTACAACAACGCGGATCAAGCGTACGGCATTTACAAAGATCCGGCGGACGCGTCCAAGATTAAAGTAACTCGACCGGCGGTCTACAACATTCAATTTTCCATCCAAGTTGACAAGACTTCTGGTGGTACGGGCCAGTTCTATATTTGGCCGGCTATTAACGGTACGGCGGTCGCTAACTCCGCTAGCTTGGTTCAAATCCAAGGCAACAACGCCGAAATCTTCTCTGCTGCAAACTTTTTCTTGCCGCTGTCAAATGGCGACTACTTTCAACTATACTTTTCCGTTAGTGATTTAAGTGTCCAGTTGCAGAGCTTTGCGGCGGCAGCGCCCGTACCGGCTATTCCGTCCATCATATTGACCGTTATGCAGGTGTATATATGAGCGTGTTTCTTTCTTCGTTTGCCGGCGTCGGGGCGCAGTTCTTCGACAACAACGGCAACATTCTCTCGGGCGGTAAGCTCTGGACGTACACGGCTGGCACGACCACGCCGCAGGCGACCTACACGGATTCGTCTGGCGCAACGCCGAACACGAACCCAATTGTGCTGAACGCCGCCGGTCGCACGGCGCAGCCCATCTGGCTGACCGAAAGTGTATCGTACAAGTTTGTGCTGATGACCTCGGCAAACGTCGTAATCGGCACGTACGACGATATTGCCGGCGTCAATGACTTTAGCATTGAAGGCATCAACTGGTCGGACATCCTCGGCACGCCGACGACCCTTTCGGGGTACGGCATTACGGACGCGTTGTCTACGGCCTCGGCCGCTGCAACTTACGCCCCGATTGCGAGCCCGACCTTTACCGGCACGCCGCTGATTCCCGACAACGCGACGGTCAGCGTTGACCATGCCGTCGGGTACCGCGACGCGCCGACGAACTCCAAGACGGCTAGCTACGAGTTGGTGTTGGCTGATCGCGGCAAAGCCGTCGTGATGAATGGCTCTAGTTTGACCCTGACTATTCCGGCCAACAGCGCCACGGCGTTCCCACTGGGCACGGTCGTTATCATCGTTAACCTCAACGCTACGGCGCTGTCTATCGCTATCACGACCGATACGATGACCTTGGCCAACAGCACCACGACCGGCACCCGCACGCTCGCGCGTAATGGTGTCGCTACGCTTATCAAGATTTCGGCGGCGTCGTGGCTTATCAGCGGGGCGGGGTTGACCTGACATGGGCGGCGCTACGCTCGCGTCCTTTTTCAACGGCAGCGCCGGCGGCGCGGGGGCTGGCGTATACGATTACTCCGAACCCGGTTCTGGATCGGTTGCCATCCCCGTAGGTGCTACCGGCGTCACCATACAAGTGTGGGGCGCTGGCGGCGGCGGGGCCACGGGCTTTGAGTATTTTATCGCCCCCGGCGAGTTCGATATTATTGACGGCGGTGGTGGCGGTGGTGGCGGTTACTCCAAGACCGTGCTGACTTTTAGCGGGCAAGACGGCAAGACAATCCTGTACACCGTCGGTGTTGGTGGCGCGGGTGCCGGGGCAGCTACCGCTGGCGGGTTCTCCAATGTCTACAGCGGCACCTACACGCTTACAACCATGACCTCTAATGGCGGCCAACCGGGCAACGCCGGACCGCTGCAAACGCAGGGCGCGGGCGGCGCGGCTTCAGGCGGCAATACGACCAATACGACTGGCAACGGCGGAGCGGCGTATACTTCGGCGGGCGCCCTTCCTCTTGCCGGTGACGGGAGTTTGACGGCGGGTGGCGGTGGTGATGGCAGTTATCTTGGCGGTGAACCTGGCCAGAACGGCCGCGTCCGCATGGTCTTTACATTCTAAGGTGACACATGGCAGTTAGCGTAAAAGTGCTGATCCCGGCAAAAATTGCCGAATCGTCGCAGACCACCCAATACTCCGCGACTAACGTGTCAGCTATCATCGACAAGTTCACGGCGACAAACTACAGCGCGGCAGCGGCTACTATCTCGGTTAACCTCGTTACGGCGTTCGACAACGCCGGCAACCAGAACCTAATCATTAAAAGCAAAACCCTGCTGCCCTCGGAGACGTACACGTTTCCCGAAATCGTCGGGCAGGTGCTTGCGCCGGGCGGCTCGATTTCAACGATTGCGTCAGCGGCCACGGCCATCAACATCCGCTGCTCGGGACGCGAAGTGTCGTGATCGTACGCAACGCAATCGCCGAGGACTTTCCGCGATACCTGCCACTGGCGCAGGCGTTTCACGCGGCGTCCCCGGTGCATGGCGTTATTCCGTTCGACGATGAGGGCTATGCCGACTTTTTCTTACAGGCCGTGCAGAACCCTAACATCGGTGTGTGGCTGGCCGAAGACGACGGTGAAATTATTGGAATCGCCGGCGCATTGTTTTACCCTATGTACTTCAGCCCTTCCAGTATGGTAGTGCAGGAGTTGTGGTGGTGGCTGACCCCCGTAGCGCGGGGTAAAGGGGCAGGCCAAGCCATGTACGATATGATCGAATCGTGGGCAATCGCAAAAAATGCAACAGCTATTTTTATGATTGCCCTTGAAGATGAGCGCGCAGGCAAGATGGCTAATCTATATGCGCGAAAAGGGTTTCGTCCTATGGAACGCACGTTTATGAGAGAGGTGGCGTAATGGCCATTGGAACCGCAGCAGCAATCCTAGGTAGCGCCGTCATTGGCGGTGCCGTCGCATCAAAAGGAGCCAGCAAGGCCGCCAAGGCGCAACAACAAGCCGCCGATCAGGCCGCGCAGTTACAGCGTGAAACCTTTGAGCGGCAGGTAGAGCTACAAGAGCCGTTTCGCCAAGCCGGCATTACCTCGCAGAACGAACTGATGCGACTGCTTGGTATCGGCGGCGACGCCACGGCAGCCGACTACGGCATGCTTACTCGCGGTTTTACGCCCGAGCAGATGCAAATGGACCCCGGTTACGCGTTCCGTCTTGCCGAAGGCGAGAAGGCGCTGGAGCGCATGCAGGCCGCACGCGGTCAGTACCTTGGCGGCGGAGCCATCCGTGCCGGTACGCGCTACGGTCAAGAGATGGGTTCACAGGAATATATGAACGCCTTTAACCGCGCGCAGGCGCAGTTGGGCACCCGCCTTGGCGCACTCGGCAGCCTCTACGGCGCAGGTCAGACGGCGACGCAACAGGTCGCTGGTCAGGCTGGTCAGTTGGGCTCCAATCTCGGCAACTTGCTGATGCAGAGCGGACAGGCTCGCGCGTCGGGCTATCTTGGTCAAGCTAACGCATTGAGCCAAGCCCTTGGCCAAGGTGCAATGGGCTACGGGCTCTACAAGGGTGGCTACTTTAACCCGCCGCCGGCTGGCCCAGGAGGACCGTAATCATGGCTGTTATCGGTGCAACCCAACTGGAGCCGGTCAACGTCCTTGGCTCATACGTCCAAGGTCTTGAAGCCGGGCGTCAGGCCCGTACGCAGCGCGCTAAAGAAGCGCAAGAGCTAGCGGCCGCGCAGCGTGAGATGGAGTTTCGTAATTTTCTCTCTACCGCCGATCTCAGCACACCCGAGGCTCAAAACCAACTTATGCGTTTTGGCAAACCTGGTGCTGAATTAGCTACGTCAATGGCTGACTTCGCTAGCAAACGTGCGACGGCGGAGAAAACGGGATTAGAAATTAAAGGCGCCCAGGCCAAACTGGCCGACGAAAACTATGGCCGGTTTCAAAAAATGCTCGGCGACTTTGCATACGGCGAAGCGCCGCCCACTAAGGCGCAGGTGCTTGATCAAGTAGACTTTATGATTGCGCAGGGCACGATTGTGCCGCAGTTCCGCGACTATGCAGCCAACGCGCTGCCCGATAACCCTGAAGAACTGCAAGCGGCATTGCGCGGGCAATTCTTAGCGCAGATTCCGGCTGCTGAACGCGCCAAGCTGTTTGTGCCGATGTCGGCAGACGTTGAGGCGCAGAAGGCGCGTATCGCCGGTGCGGGTGCCTCGCGCACTACGGTCAACTTGCCGCCCGCCGGTAAGAAGTTCAGCGAAACGCTGGGCGAAACGGCTGGCAAGCGGTTGGATACGTTCCGCGACAAGGCGGAGTCGGCAGCTACCACGTTGCAGTCCGCGCAGCAACTTCTGCCGCTGCTTGATGATCCGAAGTTTATTTCCGGCACGTTGGCTAACGCACGCTTGGCTGTGGCTAAAGCTGCGGGCATCGACGTGGCTTCGACCGAAGCGTACTTCGCTGGCGTTGGCCAGCAGGTTGCCGAGCGCATTACGGCGTTTGGTGCCGGTACGGGCTTGTCGGATGCTGACCGTGAGTTTGCTAAGAAGATCGCGGCCGGTGAAGAAACGCTTACCACCGAAGGTATCCGTCGCATCATCCGCATCAACGCCGAGTCCGCACGTAACGTCATCAATCGTTACAACACTGAGCGTACGCGGTTGGCGGAAAAAGAGCCTGAAGTGCTGGATTATTACCCCGAAATCACCGTCGCTCGCCAAGTCAAACGTCGCGGTACATTGAATGGCCGCCCCGTGGTCGAATACACGGACGGGAGCGTCGAGTATGGCGATTGATCCAAGCAAAGTTCAGTGGGAAACGCCGGCTAAACCTGCAAATCCCAAAAAGAACGAGCCGATTGATCCCAACAGAGTTGTTTGGGAGGCAACCGAAGGGCGCGGCGCGGTAGGCGCAGAGCCCGCCGGGCGCACTTGGGCACAGGTTGGCCGCGAGGCCATCAGCAACATTCCCGAAAGCGGCATGCAGATGCTGGGCGGCCTGTACACGGCTGTGACCCGGCCGCGTGAGACGCTAGAGCAGCTCGGCGAAGTGTTGACCGGCGCCTACGCCCGGTTTATCCCGCGCGAGTGGATGGCTCGACCTGACAAGGCCGAGGAGTTCATCCAAAAGGCCAACGCGGTAGGCGGCGTGTACCGCGACCGTTATGGCAGCGTCGAGGCGCTAAAGAACACGATTGCTACCGATCCGGTCGGCTTTGCCGCTGACGTATCGACGTTGACGGGCGCGGCGGCTGCTACGGCACCAGGTCGCACCGGGCAAGTGCTCGGCACCGTCTCGCGGGTAACGGACCCGACGCGTGTAGTCACGACTCCTGTTGCTATCGCCGGTCGCGCTGGCCTCAATGCGTTGGAGCGCACCGCTATTGGCGGTAAAGCCAACGTGCTGCTAGAGGCCGCTGAAGGTCGCGCACCGGAGATCATCAACGCGCTGCGTCAGCAGCCGGAGATCGTGCCGGGTGCGGTGCCGACCGCCGGTGAGGCTGCGGCGCCTGTAGGCGCGACGCGCTTCGCTGCGCTGCAAGAGTCGGCTGAGAAGATTCTGCCGTCTGAGTACATGGCTCGCCGTCAGGCGCAAGATGCCGCTCGCGCGGCGTCGCTGCGTCAGGTGGGTGGCACTGAGGCGCAGCTTACTGCGGCTCGAAACGCTCGCGCGGCCGAAGCGCGGCTGTTGTACGGACAAGCTGGCGCAAAGGCCGTGGTAGAGGACGCCACCCTGCAAAGTTTGCAGGCGCGGCCGTCAGTGAAACAAGCGTTTGAACGCGCTAAAACTTTGGCCGCTGAAGAAGGTGCATCGTTTGGTTCGGGCGGCAACTACACCGCTGCCGACATGCACTACGTCAAGTTGGCGCTGGATGACCTTATCCAGAACCCCGCCACGTACGGTATCGGCAAAGTCGAAGCCAGCAAAATCGCAAGCACTCGCAAAGACTTCATCAACTGGCTGGAAGGTCAAGTGCCGGAGTACGGCACGGCTCGCAGCACGTTCCAAGCGCGCAGCAAGCCCATCAATCAGATGGAAGTCGGTCAGTTTCTTGAAAGCAAGTTGACCTCCGCGCTGCAAGGCGAGCAGAAGCTGCGTCCCGCCGCGTTTGCTGGTGCTGTCGAGGCCGCGCCGCAGACGATCCAACGGGCGACCGTTGGCGCGCCGCGCTATGAGAAGCTCTCTGACGTGCTGACGCCGGATCAAGTCAAGATCGTTGAGGACATCCGCAGCGACTTGGCTCGTCAGGCTAAGTACCGCGAGCAAGCCCGCGCAGCCCGCCCCGCTGGCCCGAGCGCCGAGCGCGCCGGTACGGAGCTCTTGGTTGAAGCGGCCGGTGGCGCGCAGTTGCCGACGTTGCTCAACCGCGTGACGACTGTAGCCAACGCCATCCTCAAGCGACTCGCAGGCAAAATCGACCGCAAGCTCGCCATCGAGATCGCTACTGACATGTTGCAGCCGGAATCAGCGGCGCTAGCCCTTGAGGCCGCGCAGCGTCGCGCTGGCGCGGTACAAGGCGTTACGGGCATTGCCCGTGCTGGTGGCGCTGCCGCGCAACGTGCGGCCGCACCGGCCGTGGTGGTAACAAACGCGCTCGCTGGGGCTGAGGCGCGACGCAATCAAATGGCCCCGTAAGGAGACGATCATGCTCAAAGGCGCACTTAAATCCAAAACGGTATGGTTCAACGTATTGATCGCCATCCTCGGCGGTCTGGAACTGATGGGCGCGCATCTGACGACGCTGTTCGGTTCGCAGGTTGCCGCCGCGATCATGCTGTCGGGCGCGATCGCTAATCTGGCGCTACGCGCCGTGACGACGCAACCGCTCGCGGCGAAATGACGGTCGAAACCAAAGACCTACGGCTGCTCAAGACCGATTACACCCATCGCGTCCGAGCAGTTGAGACGAAGTTGCGCTCGCTTGAGCGCCGTGTTGATTGGGTTGAGAAGTTGCTATGGCTGTCCGCCGGAGCACTGATCAGTTGGCTTGTAACCCTAGTGCTACGGAGCATGTGATGGACGAAGGGCAAATTTTATTCAACATTATCGTCGGCATCGCCGGCGTGTTTGGTGGATGGATTCTCAACAATATCAGCCGCAGCATTGAACGCCTCGACAAAGACGTGCGCAACATGCCGTTGACGTACGTGACCCGTGCCGACTACCGCGCCGACATCGACGAGATCAAAACGATGCTGATGCGAATAAGCGACAAGCTGGACGACAAGGCCGACAAGCCGTGACGTTAGGCCAAAAGCAGCGGCAGTTTGCGCGCCTAGTGGCCAGACTGATCGACAAAGCGTATGAGTTAGGGTTTGAGGTGTCGTTAGGCGACGCCTTCCGTGACCCTCGCGTACACGGCGCTATGGGCGTCCGTAAATCTTACAGCCATCCAAACAGCGCTCATAAGATTCGGCTGGCCATTGACCTTAACCTGTTCAAAGACGGCGAATATCTTGAACAGAGTGAAGATTACAAGGCGTTGGGTGAGTGGTGGGAAACGCAGCATCCGTTAGCCAGATGGGGCGGTCGTTTTGATGACGGCAATCATTTCAGTTTTGAACACAATGGTGTAAAGTAGTGCCTTACTGGTTACTGAAATACGCACCACATTTGATCTTGACGGCAGGCCTCGGCCTTCTGGCAGTCTATGCGGTACACACTTTTCGGGAGCAAGGTCGTGAAGAAATACGCCCTCAAGTGGAGCGTTTGGAAGCTGAACTACGGGCCGAGCGTGCTAATCGCATACGTGCTGAAGTGGCTTCAAATGCGTACGCATCCGAACTGGCTGCTCTTGCTCGCCGTCCTACTCGCACTGTTCCTGTCCGGTTGTGCCGCGAGCCCGCCGCAGTGCCAGCCGGCAATGCCGCCGAAGGAACTGTTGGAGCCTCCTCCGCCGCCGGGAGCGATGCAGGATCGGCTGGAACAAATTTTGAACAAGGGCCAGACATCGGCCCCGAACTCCGCGAGCTAGTCGCGCAATGCGACGTGCAAAACGCCAGGCTGCGAGCGTTGCAACGGTGGGCGACTACCATCCCGTAACACGTAGCGATGGTATCCCGGCGCACTTTCAACTCGCCGGTCACACAATCAAAGTAAAAGTCATCCCGCCATCAAAGTGGCGTCATGGCAAAAATTGTGTTGGAATGTTTCTTCCAGACAAGTATGAGATTCACATCATAAGCACTTGTAAAGGAACGAATAGGCAACAGGTGTGGGCTCACGAAGCTGTCCATGCGTTGCTCTCGGTGGCCGGTCACGACGACTTATCCAGCGATGAAGCACTCGTTGACCGCCTCGGGCACTTGTTGCAGCAGATGCTAACGACAATGGAGTAGGGGTTGTGCCGGCAAAAGTAACTGACGATCAAATAATCGCTGCAATTCATAAAGCCAAAGGTGTTCGCGTCAAAGCCGCTAATGAATTAGGTTTACATGAGCGAAGCCTTTTAGCGCGGCTAAAACGCATTAAAGCTAAAGGACATTCCATCCCTGAATCGACGTATCAGCCCGGCCATGAAGTCGTAAACAAAGGTGATTACGAGTTCACGCCGATCCCTGACGATGACGTACCTATCGAGGAACTCATCGCGCAGCGCAAGCGCAAGTTCGCCCACAAGCGCGAGCATGAGGAGGCGAGCAAACTTATACCAGTGCGCGTTAAGCTTGACGGCCCTATCGGCATCCTGCACTTCGGCGACCCGCACGTTGACGACGACGGTTGCGACATCGAGGCCATCGAGCGGCACACGGCCCTTGTCAACAAGACCAAAGGCCTGTTCGCAGCCAACGTAGGCGACACGACGAACAACTGGTGTGGCCGCTTGGCCCGCCTCTACGCCGACCAAACCACATCCGCTGCACAGGCCTGGCGCTTGGCGGAATGGTTCGTCAACCGCTGCAACTGGCTCTACATGATCGGCGGCAACCACGATCTGTGGTCAGGCTCAGGCGATCCGCTCAAGTGGATTGCCAAGCAGCAGAACGCGCTCTACAAGGCGAGCGAGGCGCGCATCGCGCTGAAGTTTTTAAACGGCACCGAGGTGCGTGTTAACGCGCGGCATGACCATAGCGGCTCGTCGATCTGGAACCCGGCGCACGGGCCGATGAAGGCGGCGCTGATGGGCACGCGTGATCACTTGTACGTCGCCGGTCACAAGCATGAGTCGGCGTATAGCGTGCTTAAAGATGCAATATCTGGCATAACCATGCACGCCTGTAAGGTAGCGTCCTATAAGATTTACGATCGCTACGCTAAAGACCGAGGCTTCAGAGACAACTCGCTGTCGCCGTGTGCGTTGACGACGATTAACCCGGCGTTGCCGGAGTCGCACCCAGACTTGATCAAGGTCTGGTGGGAGCCCGAGGAAGGGGCGGACTACTTACGCTACCTGCGCTCGCGGAGCAAGTGAGGCCATAATCTCTGCGCGCTCACGGACGGCACGCAGAGCACAATACCGCTGATGCAGTCGCTCGACGAAGGTGACGCGCTGGGCGCCGACCAACTCGGCGTCTAACAGCGCCTTGACCTCTGTTTCGTTCATTGCGTTTAGCTTCGCGTTCAGTTCTCGCCAGTTCATTTTAGCTCCCACATTGCTACATCCGACATCGCGCGCTTGTCGCGCAGTGCCGTCCAAATCTTCTCGTCAATCGTCTTGTCCGTCAGCAGCACGTACACCCACACGTCGTGCCGCTGGCCGCTGCGGTGTAATCGACCGATGACTTGCTCGTATTCTTCCAACGACCAGGGCAACGACAGAAACACCATCCGGCACCCGCCGTGCTGCAAGTTCAGCCCATGCCCTGCGGACTTGGGGTGAATCAACAACAACTCGATCTCGCCTCGGTTCCATGCGTCGATCACACCCGGCTGGTCGATCGTCGCCGCCTTGGGGTATCGCCGCTGCAACTCAGCGAGCTCGGCCTGATAATTGTAAACGATTATCGTATTGGCCCGTTGGTTTTCTTCTAGCAACTCATCTAGCAGTTCTAGCTTGTGGTCAGAAAACCACACTGTCTTCTGCGTCACGTCGAACTTGCCCGGTCGATCGGACGCCGTGCGGGTTGTCTCGTAGACAAACCCCGAGGCCATCTGCTGTAGCTTGGACGTAACCGCCGCAGCGTTGGCGGCGATGGCCTTGGCGTCAGGGAACTCGACCATGAAGTCCTTGCGCATCTTCTCGTAAGGCTCGCGGTCAATCAGGTCGCAGCGCATCTGCACCGTATGCAAGGGCGGCAACTTGTCGCTGTATTCGCCAGGCTCTAGCACAAACGTCGCGGGCTTGATCCGCGCCATTACCTGTGCTAACGCGCCGGTAGCGGGTATCCACTCGCCATACTCCCGGTTGAGGCAGATAAAATACTGCTGCAAAAAGGCGCCCTTGCTGCGGCCGAGTAGGCTTTGGTCGATGATCTTGCATTGCCCAAACACGTCCTCTAGGCCGTTTGAGGTAAAGCTGCCCGTCAGCCCCCATCGAATCTTGACCGGCTCCAGCGCCTTCAGAATCGCTTTAAACCGCACGCCCGAGGGGTTCTTGAGGCGCGTAAGCTCGTCGAACACCACGCCGTCGAAATCGAGCTTCTGCTTGGCGAGCCACTGCAAATTATCGTAGTTCGTGACCACCACGCGGGCATCGGACTCAAGCGCCTTAGTCCGCCAGGTGGCCGCACCGATCGCTACCGCGAGCTTGAGGCCGGGTGCCCACTTGGCCGCCTCGACCGGCCAAACGTGCTGGGCTACCCGTAGCGGCGCCACGACCAGCCAGCGCGACACCACGCCGTCTTGCAAGGCGTCCTGCATGGCCGTGAGGGTGAGCGCCGTCTTGCCAGCGCCTACAGGCGCCAGCACCATCGCGCGGTCGTGCTCGTACAAGAAGTCAGCCGCGCTCTCTTGATACGGACGCAACGAAAGCATCGACTTCCTCTATGCGATACAGCACTTTGTATTTCTGATTCGTCTGCGCCATTACGGACGCAAACACCTTTTGCAAGGGCGACAGTCGCCCGCGCTCGGCCTTCAGTTCCACGAACCACGTCTCGCCGTTCGGCAAACACACGATCCGATCCGCCACACCGCGCTGCGAGGGCGAACGGAACTTAAACGTCACGCCACCGGCGCGCTCGACCGCCCAAGTCAGATACTCCTCAATCGTCTTCTCTCTCATGTTGAGAATCCTATGCGATAAAACAATGCTTGACAAGTAAATCAGCCGGCTCTAGGCTAGCGCAAACACACTAAAGGAGAGTCCTCGATGAGTCATAGCAACATAGTCGGCGGGTCCACCGCCAAACGCGTGATCAACTGCCCCGGCAGCGTCGCGCTCTGCCAGAAAGTCCCGCCACGCCCAAGCAGCAAGTATGCCGACGAAGGTACGTTGCTGCATAACGTCATGGCCGAGATGCTTGGCAGCGACAAAGAACTGCGCCATGTGCTCGACATGGAGTACAACGGCATCAAACTTACCGGTGAACTGATCGACGAGAAGGTTCGCCCCGCACTGGACGCTATCAATGAAATCGACCCAGACGCACAGCTTGAATTCGCAGTCGAACAAACCGTCGGCTTCGGTGATCTTATTCCGGGTGTCTTTGGTTCTTGCGATCTTATTGGCCGCATTGGGGATCGCGCTATTGTACTTGATTGGAAGTTTGGTGACGGGGTGGCCGTCGAAGCTGAGGAAAACTCTCAGTTACTATTCTATACGGCTGCGGCGATCCGTACGCCGGCACTGGAATGGGTCTTCAAGGACGCCAAAGAAATCGAGTGCATCATCGTTCAGCCGCCGAAGGTCAAGCGATGGGTGACATCGTTCGATCGCGTGCGGCAGTTTGAGCGCGAGTTAACGTATGCCGTTAAACAGTCAGCCAAGCCTGACGCACCGCTTAAGATCGGCGATCACTGCCGCTGGTGTGCAGCCAAGCCCATTTGCCCGCTGATGACGGGCGCGGTCGATCGCGCGACGCAGACGCAGATCAAGGATTTGAACGTCACGCAACTCGGCGACATGCTCCAGCGTGCGGACGTGCTCGAAGATTGGATCAGCGACTTGCGTGCGCTTGCCCTGCAAGTGTTAGAGTCAGGCAATCCTGTACCGGGCTACAAGCTCGTCCAGAAACGCGCGACGCGTCAATGGAAAGATGAAGAATCAGCGAAACAGGCGCTCTTGCAGCACCTGTCAATGACTGACGTGATGGAGACGTATTTGATTTCGCCAGCACAGGCGGAGAAGAAGTTGAAGAAGCTGAAGCTCCCCATGCCGGACGATCAGATTATCTCCGTCTCATCGGGCACCACGTTGGCGCCGGAGAGCGATCCCCGGCCCGCCGTGTTGCAAATCGGGCAGCAGTTAACTGCGGCCCTTTCTAAACTAGTGTAAGGAGTAGAGTAATGTCTAATATCACTGCGTTCAGTAAGGCGGGTCTTCCCGCTGTGTCATCCCTGTCCACCGCCCTGCGTAACATCGAAGTGGAGGTCGGCCCTGTCGGGTCGGCGATCCTCAAGATGGATAAGACGGGTCACTGGGTCTTTGGCGCGGATCAAACCGAGGCTGAGGAAAACAGCAAGTGGGCAGTCAATCCTTTCTCGTTCGTCCACGGCTTCATTGCTTGGGGCGACGGCGAGGTGCTTGGCGAGAAGATGGTGTCGGTGTCACAGCCGTTGCCGGAACTTGAACCGGCTCCCCCGCAGAGCAAGAAGGGTTGGGAAACGCAAGTCGGCATGAGCTTGAAGTGCATCACGGGTGAGGACGCGGGCCTTGAGGCTCGTTACAGCACTACGTCGGTGGGCGGCAAGCGTGCCGTGCAGGCCTTGGCGGCGGCCATCGCAGCCCAGGTCGAGCGTGACCAGAGCAAGCCGGTGCCGGTCGTGGTTCTGAAGAAGGAGCACTACCAGCACAAGTCCTATGGCCGCATCTACACGCCGGTCTTTGAGATCGTCGATTGGGTGTCCATGGATGGCGAAGGTCCGTCAGCACCGGAGGGCGATGAGCCCCCACCGGCCGCTGCGGCTCGTCGGCGTCGCGCTGCGTAAAGGAGCGGGGGCTGGCAACAGCCCCCAATCTTTCCATGAAATATCTATCCGTCTGCTCCGGCATTGAAGCCGCCACCGTGGCGTGGCATTCGTTAGGCTGGAATCCGATCGCATTTAGCGACATTGAGCCATTTCCGTCAGCGGTGCTAGCGCATCATTACCCTCATGTGCCGAATCTTGGTGACATGACCAAATTTGAGGAGTGGAATCTTGAACCAATCGACCTTCTTGTGGGAGGAACCCCCTGCCAATCCTTCAGCGTTGCGGGGCTCCGCAAAGGGCTTGCCGACCCCAGAGGCAACCTCATGCTTACGTTTCTTGCAATCGCTCAACGTCACCGGCCTCGATGGATTGTCTGGGAAAACGTACCCGGTGTCCTGTCATCTAACGGAGGACGGGATTTTGGCACCTTCCTCGGGGCGTTGGGCGAGTTGGGGTATGGGTTCGCCTACAGAGTTCTCGACGCTCAATGGTTCGGAGTGGCCCAAAGACGCCGCCGTGTGTTCGTTGTCGGATACTTTGGAGATTGGCAACGTCCCGCCCAGGTTCTTTTTGAGTCCGAAAGCGTGCGCCGGGATACTCCGCCGAGCAGAGAGACGCGGGAAGGCGCTACCGCCGGCACTACGCGATGCTTTGCAGGCAGTCGCCAATCAGACGTAGCCGCCACGCTTGAAACTACCGCGAACGATTACAGCCGCGCGGATGGGTTCAACATGGTCGCGCAGCCGATCGGCTTCGGCGCACAAATGTCGGAGCCGCAGACCGACGTTGATTTGATGCAGACTCTTAACGCCAAGAATCCGATGGCGGTGGCGCAGCCGATCCCCTTCCGCAAGTCTCGCCGCGCGCAGTCTGTTGACGACCATGAGACGTGGGTTGAGGATGGCGTGAGCAACACGCTGAACTGCTTTGACGTGGGCGATATCCGCGCCGTCGATGTGGTAGCGCAGCCGGTGGCAACCGACATAAAGCAAGTTCAATGGGCAAGCGGGGGAGGTCAGCTTGAGAACGACACCGCGCAAGCCTTGAGGAGCAACGCCGAATACAACTACCAGTTTGCGCGCATCGCCATGCAAGTCCGCCGCCTCACGCCCGTGGAGTGCGAGCGGCTGCAAGGCTTCCCTGACGGCTACACGAACATCCCGTGGCGCAAGAAACCCGAAGCGCCAGACGGGCCGCGCTACAAGGCGCTTGGCAACAGCATGGCGGTGCCGGTGATGCGCTGGATCGGGGAGCGGATTGCTGCGGTGGACAATGATCCTCTGGCTTGACTTTGAAACCCGTAGCCGGTGCGACCTGCCGTCAGCC